TGAACCAGAGAATGAGTCAAAAGTTGATCCGTCATCGGTGCCTCGTGCAAGTATGTGTTTCTGCATCTGAAATTCTATTGAACTGTCTGCTTCTTCAACTCTACTCAGTGCTATGTAAAAGGCACTGTCGTACTTGGAACTAGCCCAATCATTGATCATGCTGGTATCTGCTGTAATTGATTCGTTTTCTCCAGTTGATAGATTGGCATCCAGCACTACCTCAGAGGTGTTACCAACAGTGTTTTTTGCGTCTTGGATAGTAGACTCACTGAAAGAAATGGAAACACCTACAAATGATAGGTTACCACTTCCGTCTGTCTGTATAAATTGTCCAGTTTGACCATCGGCATTGGGTAATGCTAAATCGTTTACAACTACTTTTCCTGATCCACTGGCCTCAAACTCCAAATTGTCGTTGGTTCTATTTGTAGACATTGTGTTGCCCGAGAAAGTGATCTTGTTTGGTATGACCAAAGTTGAATATGATATGGGCTGAGTGAAAGCACCTGCGGCCGGCTCGTTGGCACCAATTACCACATTGTCTATGGTTCCTGCATTTAGATCAATGCCGTTTACAAGCACCGATCCTGTGCCGCTTCCTGCAAGATCTAGATCTGCGTTAGATGTCGTTACCTTAAGCACGTTGTCTTTGAAACTCAATGATGAATCTATTGTTAAGTTTGACATGTTTACTACCCCTGTTCCTCCAGGAGTAAGCCTTAGGTCAGCATTGGAACTGGTTGATATTATGTTGTCGTTGAACGTTAGGTTGTCTACCGTAATGGAATCCGCAAATGATGTGGCACCGGAAACTGTCATCGAACCAAATGTGGTTAGGCCTGATACGTCCAGTGTTCCTGTTGTGCTTAGGTTGTCATCTCCAAAACTTAAGGCGCCTGTGGAGTCTGTAATTGAACCACTGCCTGCTGTCAAGGTACTACCAATTGCCATTGAGGTAGCACTTGTTGAAAGATTCTCGTTGCCAAAACTTATGGCTCCTGATGAATCATTTATTATTCCGTTGAGAAAGTCTAAGTTACCAAATTGCGAACCTGTTGCGGCTGACAAAGTTCCTGTTGTGGACAAGTTTTCGTTTCCGAAATCAATTGATCCACCCAAATAGTTTACGATTTGTCCATCTTGTAAATCAAGATTACCAAATTGTGAACCTGATCCTGCTGACAGTGTTCCGGTTGATGTTAGGTTTTCATTTCCAAAACTTATGGCGCCAGATGAGTCAGTGATTGATCCGTTTCCTAGTGTGAGATTTCCGATTACTGTTCCAGTGGCAAACGTCTGTGCACCACTAAAAGTAAAGCCATCCTCAACATTGAAGTCTCCATCGACTATCACATTCTCATTGATGTTAACCGATGAGGAATCGTCTGAACTTATAGTTGTGCCACCAAATCCTAGTCCGGCTATGGTCACACGACCGGAGCCAGCGGCCCTAATTTTAATGTCATCATTGGTGTTTAGGACTTCTATATTGTTGTCGTTGAATCTTATAGCTGGAAATAAAACTGTGCCTGTGCCTGATGGATGAACATTTATGTCGGCGTTTGACAGCCTGGATGTGATATTGTTACCAAAGAACTTAATGTCTGCATCCACTGCCGCTTTCGCGAATAGTTCTACAAAATTATTGTTTATCTTGTTTCCGGCTTCATACAGCGAATCACCGTCACCGCTATTGGCATTTACACCTACATCTATTACCTGTTGAGTCATATCAACTAATATTTAGTGGTTTTTGTGTGTATGCGTCGAACGGCTATTATCCAGCACTGATCTTTAAAGTCCCAGAGTCGTTGTATAGTTGACCTGCGTTTGATGGGTCACTAGTGGGCAGGTTCGCCATTAAAATTACAGCAGGAATCATTTCAATCGCTCCTGTGCCTGTGGCGTCAAGTTGTAAGTTTGCATTTGAGGCCGATGCAGTGATTAAATTGTCCGTGATGCTGATCCCACCGTCTATGTCCAAACTTCCTGTGACTTTTGCTCCGCCTTGTTGTACTCTGAATGCCTCGGCAATTCCACCTGCCACTGTAAAGGTTTGGAAAATTAATTCGTTAGCTGTACCGCTTGTACCGTCAAATAAAATATTGGCACCTGCTGTGCCGGCCGAACCTACGAAACTTACGCCAGGAACGTTGGCGTTATCTGTTCTTTGAATTTTTACAAACGGTGTGCCGCCTTTTACAAGCAAACTACTAGCCATCTCAACTTCACCTGTGCCGGATGCAGATATTACTAAATTATCATTTGATCTTGATGCCGTAATTTTGTTGTCTGTTAAATCAATGCCACCGTCAACGTCCAAAGTGCCTGATACTTTGATACTACCTGTGCCATTTGCTGTAAGGGTGATATCTGCATTAGTATCTAGTGAGCTTATTGCTGTATTGTTTATTGATAATCTATCAATTTCAACGATACCTGTTCCATTTGCAAATATTTTCACATTACCGTTGGTATCTGAATTTGTTAAATTTCCATTTGCTGATGTTGTGGCCGCCAAATCTGTGTATAGTTCTGAGAAATTGTCATTGGCCTTCGTCATGGCTGTACGTAACGTATCGCCCGTTGCCGCGTTGCCTACTACACCTGTATCTATTATTAATCTCGCCATAATCTTGTAATCGTATTTATTAAATACTAATATGTTCATAGAAACCCTGAAAACCATGCGTTTGTACAAGAGGGAGAGCAAATTAGGGCTTATGCACACTTTCCACAGGAAGAATGTCGTTTACGTGTTCAAGTGTGACTGCTGTGCCTCCACGTTCATGAGACCAAAAGCCAAAGTTAATCCAGATCGTGCGTCCAATGATTACAAGCACGTTTGTGGTGGGTGTGATTCCAAGAAGTTTGCCCAACAGGTAGGTGTTAAAATGCGTAAAGTCTATAATCTAGACGCCAGCAGTACGAAGACCCTATAGTTTCTTCCATTTGATGTCATCACGATAACCTGTTATCCATCTCTGTAGGTCGGCATAGATGCCACACTTGGCATTAGGTTGGTCGAAGTACCACCTTAAAAAAGGATTGCCCTCTAGGTACTCTTTTCTGTTTATGAAATAGAAATTGGTGGTAGGAAACTTTCTAAATATTTGTCTTAGTTGGTACATCCATTCATACTTCAAATACGCTTTCATGCTGGCCCGATCCGGATAATTGGAAGTGTTCTTGTATATGTTGTTCTGTATCCTACTGGGCGTTTCCATTTCCCATTGTTGGGCACCCATAATGTCGAACGCCATTATTATAATGTTTTTTGTGCCCGACTCGGCGGCAAGTAATAATGCACTCATCCCAGATCCTCTACTCAATGAGAAGTCTATTGTTCTAATAGGTTTATTTCTTTTGTGATCTCCACCACGCCAGAATCTATAAAGTTTTAATCCGTTTGGCACATCCTGATCTAGATCTCCGTCACAGATGTAGTTCCATTTGCTTATGTCGTGAATACTGTGTATCCGTGGAGATTCTTTTCCGTTGTTGTGCCATTGTGCAAGTTCATCATACATTTCTGGATTGACGGCGACTATGTGGTCGCAAAGCATTGGATGATCTCTGTATATTGCGTTACATCCGTAGATTACACCATTGCCTTTTAGTGTGTCTATAGGAAATATGTTTCTTGATTCACCGTTGCCAATTATGAAAGCAGTGTCCATTATATTCCAAATGACTCTCCACAGCCACATGAGCTAGAGCTGTTGGGGTTTGATATCTCGAACTGTGATCCAAAGGTCTCCTCGATCCAGTCTATCTTTGTGCCTGCCACGTACAGCATAGATGTCTCATCTACAACGAATCTGCCTGTGTGCCAGTCTTCAACATGGTCATCTTTGCCAATTGAATCCTTTGTGTCTGCAAATCCCCATTCGTATTTGAATCCTGCACAGCCACCACCTTGAACTGATAGACTCACTGCGTACTTCCCAGGATTCTTGGCCAAAAGTTTTTCCATTTGGTTTTTCGCCTCATCTGTGATTTCGAACCATTTATGATTTTCGTAACCTTCCATACTTGTAATTATCCCTTTCTGTCGCCACTGTTTCGAACTCCGACGGACAGCCAGAACCTTGTTGCATCTAATTTCCTTTCAAAGCTCATGTATGCATTCTGATGCTCCCAGTGGTTCTTTGGATTCTTGATCTCCCCTACAGGTTCGAACCACCAACCCCATTTTCCTTCACAGTTTAGCTGACACCATTCGATGCACTCACCCATCACACCGTTGCTGTTCATGTCTACATTGAATTTGAACTGTTGCATGTATCCACAATCGTCAGAAATTTCGTCCAAACTAGGCTTGCTCCTTTTAACTTTGACTTTTCCGTAACTTGTCATTTCCAATTTTCTATGACCCACTCGTCAGCACACTCCATTGGGTTTGGCTTTCCGTGGAACACTGCAACACAATTACCAGGATTTATGTCCACTGGCTTCCTGAAATAAGACCTACCGTCCTTGGTTAGAAGTTTTGTGTCTTTAAGTCCGATCATTTCCCATTTGTATGATCTTATCCATTCATCGGGCCACCAGTTTATGTCAGCCTTTGCTTCTTTCATTATCCAGTCCTGATCTCCCCAGTTCTGTTGCATTATTCTTTGATAATTTGTAACGAAATTGTTGTAAAGATAATCCATTGTGCCTGCCTCCCATCTCATGCAACTTGAGTTTGACTGTTTCCAGTCAGGCACCCTGCATCTGTTGAAGTCCCTTATTATGTTGAACTTGCCAGGATTGTGATTGAACAAGTCATCTATGTTTTTGAAAATCACCACGTCTAGATCAAAGAACAGTATATTTCCTTTCAGAGGCAAGTCGGGCGAAAACATCCATAACTTGCTCCACCATGTCTTGATCCACGGGTCTTTGGGTAACTTTATTACATTGATATCAGCATCAAGACCAGAGGGGTCATCTGTAAGGCAATGGAATTGATAGGGAACAGTGGTGTGCCTATTGACCATGTTTTTAAGGGTGTTGGCGTATTTTGGGATATACTTGTTGCCCCACTTAACGCATATTACGTGATTTATAGCCACTGTTGAGTCCTTCCAGTTGTATTTGTTTCCAGTTATCGCTTTCAAGAGTATAAGGATAATCACATTCGATTGTGTCCTTTCCCGTAATCTTGATTCTACTGATATTTAAATTATTACTCATTTCACTGTATATTTTTTCAAAAGCCGCACCTTTGCCAAAAACAGTATCTAGATCTATTTGTCCAACTTTAATGTATCCTAAAGCCAAAGTTGGATCATTCCAGTCGTAACCATTGGCGGATAGCCATTCCCTGAATTTATCCATTTCTTTCCTTTTAAATTCATCTTTCAGTTCAGTAATAGTCTGTCCCCACTCAATGTCAAATTCACCAGAGTAAAATTTTTGATGGTTTATTGCTGAACAAGTTGCTTCATCTAGTTTAATTCCGCCCTCATCTCTGAAAACTTCATATAAAGTTTTCCCAATCTGACTCCAATGCAGATAGACGCCACCAAGTTCCCTGTTGTATCTGTTTTCCTGGAAAAGGTTAAAATCCTCTTGAGACAATTCTAGCCTAGGTGCGTTTAGGAAAGTAGTAATTTGCGAAGGACGTATCCATTCTGGCTCGATAACTTTCTTTCGATATGCGTCTACCCAACTTTCGATTTCGTGGCATATGTTATTAAGTTGTCTGATTGCATATTTTGTTTGCATATCCGCTTGTTTGTAATACGGTGAGAGTTGCCATGCGGTTCCTTGCAGGTCTTCAAAGTACCTATGAAGTAAATTACACGCTTCGTGTTTTAATTTAAGTCCTATGTGCTTTCCATCCTCATTCCACCCAACAGGCAAATTACTAGAATATTGAAAGTCGTCCGCTTTAAAAGGATCTATTCTTTCATAAGCGGGGTTGAAGTCAAATGAATTTATTTGTGTAATATTGTTGTTAAGCTCTTTGCAAAGATAATTTAGATCACGCTTTGAATCAGCAAATCCCATAAAACAGAAATTCTTTTCAAGGATCCTTTTGGCCTTTAAATTATCTTTAAGGGCCAAAATAAACTTTTCTCCTAACGAGTTGTCATAAACGGCAACCCCCGCATCAATATCATTGTATGATATTACGATTTTTTCTGCTAGAAATTTATCCTCTTTTGTAGATGGCACTGTTGGCTCCGTGTTCCATACACTCGGCTTCGACAACAAAACATCTATTGTTTGTGTGGGATCTAATTATATCATCCGCGGCATCAAAGGCGTGTTTGGCAAACTTCTCAGCACCGACCCCATCGAATATCCTGATGTCAGCAAGATCCAACTCTTCGAATTCCTTGAATTTCTCCAGGTGTGGATCATTTTCGTCAAGCACCAGTTTATGGTCAAAGTTGTTCTCTAACCATTTCTTAAGTGGTTTCAATCCACCAAAGTCCACGGCCCAGTTTTTGTCGTCTAGGTCTTTGCAACCAAATGTGAATTTGAAAGCAAGGCTATATCCGTGTAGTAAATGGCAGTGTGAGTGGTCTGCGTTGGGCTGTCTGAAAACTGCCGACAGGCCTATGTTGTGTCCGTATGTTTTAGTTGAGTAGTAAGTCATCGTTTCTCCTTGTTTTGATGACTTGCAGAGTGTTTATAGAGGGTTGAAAGTCTTGAGTCCTCTTGATCATCAGTTGAGTTTTTTGTTCATCTTTAGATCTAGATCCAACTGGAATGCAGTATCTCTGATACGGTCCGTCAGCTCGTTTGGTATATTTAATTCTCCATCTATAATACTCTTTAGAAAGTGCACCATTACAGAAAACTCCGGCCTATTCGCCACAGTTTCCGGATCTATACCGTTGGTCTCCATGGCGTTCAGCATGGCTTCTGATACATCAACCAAAGCCTTCATTCCCTTATTGTGTTTGTCGAAGTGTCGCATTATACAATAATTTTTGGTTTCTCTGGTGTCTTAATAGTTTGGAATACTCTCTTGTATTCCTCCTGAATCTTTGCGTTAACGATTGACACGCATTGTACCTTGTCTTTCGCTATTGTTATCTCTTTGTCCTGATCGGCTGTAGAGAAGAATGTTCCAAACGCAAGTCCTTGTGGCCCTTGCATCAGTGTCAGTGCTTTCTTGATTTCGATTGTTGCTTCGGTTTGTGAGTGCAGAGTGGAGATTACCTCTTCACCATGCATTAATTTTAGAGTGATAAGATCTCCATCTTTGTATTTTTCAAACATATCCTTATTATAAACTATCCTATAAGTTTGTCAATGTATTTTTTAAGTTCTTTGTCCTGCACGTTAGGTGGGATATGATTAAAGAAGAAAATCTGGTAACTGTCAGATCCATACTTGCCTATGCCATGCAGGTCGCTGGCTTCTTGCTTGTCCCATGTAAGGTATTGTTCTGTCATCTTCCTGATCCTTTTTGATCTCACTTCCCACATACCCAACGGTTTCAACATCTCCTGTTGTGTTTTTAGTCTGCCACGCAGATATGCTTGAGGATTTGGATACCTTTTGAACAATTTTGGTAAGATTATCTTAACATGCTTACGATAAGTGAGATTCAAGCACATCACACCTACCATGTGTTTCCATCTTTTATGTGGAGCCTTTAGTTGCTGTTGCACCATTAGGTGATCTAGCATTGGTTTAATCATACAACAATTTTATATTAAATTATTCTTTTGTCAACTGTTTATTGATCCATTTGGCCATACCCTCGTAGGTATCCTGAAAAACATTTTTATGTTCCTTCCATTCATCCGGCATTTTCCAACCTTCTTGGTTTACTATGATCCATCTAGACTCAGAGTGTTCGAATAGCTTATTGAATTGGTATATCCAGTAACTAGGATCTACCGGTCTTTTTATGTAAGTGTAGCCCTTTGAGCCTTTGTATATGTTGTTAACGTTCTCTGGCTTCTGTTTATCACCCAACCCCCAAAGGTCCATTCCAACTAAAAAAATTGCCTTTGGTTTAAAGCTCATGGCCACAAGTGCGGCAAACTGTCCGGTGCCCCAGTGAAACGGATCGTCCTGCCTTTTATCTCCTTCATATGGTAAGTCTGGAACTTTCTTTACATTAGGCCAGTATGCAAATTGTTTATACCAATTTTCCCTTGTGAAAATTGTAGTATTTTTACCACAGGTGTTTGCGGCTTCTTGGCACATATGCCTATCGCAGGCAACCACATACTCCAAATTATGATCCCTAAAAAGTGCATTACAACCGACCATGGTCGTGACGTTTTTTAATGGAGTTAAATCAAATCCTCTTCTGCTTTCACCGTTACCTATTACACTTACAAACTTGGTCATAAACTTATTTAATCACCCCTTTAAACGCACACAGACGTCTGCAAACTGCTGGTAAAAGCCAAAGGCAAGTAAGTGTACATATCAGTCATTTTCTTTAATTAAATGCCATACGGTAAGATATCTTTGCCATGCTTTTTTAAGTGTAGGATATTTCCTTCTCAATTCTATTGCTTCAACTCCTACCATCTCAGCCTCAGCATACGCGGTTTCTTCATCCTTTGCTCTCTGAGATTTCTCTACTAATACACGATCACCATTTGGTAATTGTTCGTACACTGTTTCGCCTCCGTCGGGCGATACATATATTGCTCCTCTAGATAATCTGGATTTCTTTTTCCTCATTGTAGATAAAATGATTGTATGTTGTTATATTTTTTCATCTCTTGTAATAATTGCTCTTTAGATAATTCTGTTTGTAACTTGCCTAATTCTATTCTACCAGGAGTGAGTCTAAGATCATCTAATTCATATCCTTGAGATGTTATGTATTCTCTGTTTTCTTTTTTAAATTTATCAATATCTTGTTCTAGTTGTTTTACCTCTTGTAGGCTGTTCTCTCCGAAGAAAGCAACACAGTCGGCACTGAAATGTATATTTGGAACCATGTCGTGGTGATGATTGTCGTTGTCTACAGCAAGGCTTTCGATGTTCTTTCCAACATCGCAGTAAAGACTGTATAATGATCCAAAATTCTTTTTACTCGTGAACAGTTTGTAATCATCATCTGTGAATTTTTTATGTTTGGGCAGATCAAACCACACGACCCTTATTTTTGGTGTGCCATTAAGTGTTTCACAGGCATGTACAAATTGATTAATTTCACTTAAATTTTTCCTAAAACTATCAGGCTTGTTTTTGAAGAGCGGGTTGTGTAACCAATCGTCTAATTGTCCATGGTTTTTCTCAAAGACAGCGTGAATCCTGTTAAGCAAATCTTTATTGTTGATATTGTCTAAAGAGAAACCAAAAAGTTCTTGTATTTTGTCTACTTCCGCTATTAAACGGTTTAAGTTTTGTTTTATAAAATCGCCGTTCATGTCTTTGTTAATGTTGTAGATGGCCCAAGTCTCAGAAATAGGATACTGTTGTTGCTGTGCTTCTAAAACACAGTCGATCCATTTTTGTGTGAAATTATTTTTTATCAACTGGAACTTTAGATCGAAATATTGTGTATGATCTTTGTCTTTAGATAATCTTAATGTGGCATACTGCATTAATATCTCTTTTTATTTTTTTTCCTTTTTGCCAATAATATCTCCGGTTATGACTTCCCCGTGTTCATTAGTATAGTGTTCTCTGTGGTCAGCGTTAGGATGTGCGAATCTTATTCCACCATGGTGGTCGGCGTCGCCTTTGTGTCGAGGGATAAAATGTATGTGCGGCCACATTACAGTCTGCCCAGCACAACCTCCAATGTTCATTCCGGTGTTGAATCCATCCATCTTGCCTTCCTTTATCCATTGATCACCACAGTAGTAGGCCAATTTGTATGCTTCTCCGATTGCTTTAGGAGTGTTTTGTTTTGGTATAAACAGAGTATGGCCTTTGACACAAGGATACTTGTCCTTGAACACTGCGGTATATTCGTCTTCAAAGATAGGGGTGTCGTTACCCATCCACGGGGTCTCTTCGAAATTGTCTACTGGTTCAAATGGCTTCTTGTAGATAGGTTTTTTTGATTGCATTGGTTTTTATTATTCCAATACTTATATTACTTGAATTCGGTCTATGTTGCAATCTTATTTTTTCCCACATCCTAGTTTTTGTTACTCCTGGGTTGTGTTCGGTCACATCTAATAATTGAACAATGGCTTTTCGTACCTTCTCTGCCCCACCATGTTTCTTACAGGTGTCTGATCTCCCGACATGCACAACAGTATTACCAATTTTAATTTTATACACACAAGGTAA